GTCAATGCCTGCTACGCCGGAGATGACCTGGTTCGAGATCAAGTTTGCCCTGAAAGATCAAGCTGGACGTACTCACAGCACCTATTCTCTCTAGTGGCCAAACCCCAAGCCACCCTCAAACCAGACTTCTGTGGCTGGAGGCTCACACCTTTTGGCATAGTCAAATCCCCACGCCAACTCAAAAATTCTTTAGAGCTGGCTATCAGGCTGAAGAAACTTGAGGATATGCGGCGCAGCTACGCCATAGACTATCAGTTTGCCTACAAATTACAAGACAGGCTCTTCCAGATCTTTGACGAGAAAGAAATGGACGCTCACCAATTGGTGACCAGAGTCTTGATCAAACATGGAGCTACCGCGGCTCACACTGGGGACCACCTACCAACCTTCCACGTGACGTCCGACCGGCTCATCCTAAACCCCCACAAAATCGAGATGCATGACGCCGCCGGTGACAGGGCCTACTTAGAGGCCCCAACCACCTTTGACAACTACATCCAATGATTTTGCTTAAGTTATGCTAACTTGTGAATAATGAATCTAACCCAACTAGAGTTTGAACTAACTGCCGCAGGCTTTCAGCGAACACAGCAACCTTTTAATTTCCCCGTGGTCGTACATGGTGTTCCGGGCTGTGGTAAGAGCACATTCATCAAAAGAACTTTAGCCCAACCTAGCGCCATCGCCCGCACTTGCGGCCCAGCCTACGGCGACAACTTGGCCACGGAAGGCGTCAGGACTCATTGCCTCCTCGAGAACCTCACACAATCACTACGAATCTTAGATGAGTACCAACTGGGCGACTTGAGCACAACCCGCAAGTACAACCTGCTTTTCGGCGACCCTTATCAAGGTCATTTCCGCCTCACGCCCCACTTCATCAAAACCGTTTCACATCGAGTGCCTAAGCCCATCACAGAATTCCTGCGCAGCAGAGGTTTCGACTTGGAGAGCAACGTACCCGGACTACTCATCACCACACCACCCTTCTATTCAGACGCGGCCACCCAGGTCTCAAACTCTGACAAGATCCTACACTTGGGAGACATTTCTCGGCAGCTGTGTCACTCACATCAGGTCCAATCACTCTGTCCCTCTGAGCTTGCTGGCCTGGAGTTCCAGAACATTTCTTTGATCTACCATTCCACTGAGCTCCAAAACAAGATTGGTTTCTACGTCGCTTGCACAAGGACTCGCAACACCCTTTGCTTGGTGTCAGACCAATTTAATGAGTTTCACACCACCACCTGACTACACGAAAGTCTTGTTCGCAGCCACTGTCGGGGCAGCATTGGCCATTACGACCCTTTTCGCCACCCGCAACACATCGCCACACGTGGGAGACAATATACACCACTTGCCACACGGGGGCTTGTACCAGGACGGAA